TTAGAGACAGCAGCAAAACTAATCCATGGTGACAGGGCCAAGGACTACGGTGATGCATACCAAAACCACCAACGCATTGCCGATGGATGGAATATAATAATAGAAGGAGCCATAGAAAAGCATGGTCAAATAACCCCGGCCCACGTCACGTTGATGATGGACTGGGTAAAAACGAGCAGACTAATAGAAACAATAGACCACGAGGATTCGTGGATTGATAAAGCAGGATACACCGCCTTGGGTGCGGAGTTCATTGAGGAGAAATAACATGCAGGTAAACCTGTTTGGCAGCGCATTACACCATCAGATCAAAGGGGAACTAGATCTAATAGACAAGGACTGGAACATACCGCCAGAGTATCCAGACCTGACAGGCTACAAAGATGTGGCTGTAGATCTCGAGACCTACGATCCCAACATAAAAACATTGGGGCCAGGTTGGGCACGTAAGGACGGTCACATCATTGGCATAGCTGTGGCAGCAGGGGAATACAAAGGGTACTTCCCTATCCGCCATGAGAACTCACACAATCTAGATCCGAAGTTCACACTCAAGTGGTTGAAGAAACAGATGGCTGTGCCTGACATGAACGTGATCATGCACAATGCAACCTACGATGCAGGTTGGATGAGGGCCGAGGGCATAGAGATACAGGGCAGGATTATTGACACAATGATTACTGGCGCATTGGTGGACGAGAACCGTTGGTCCTTTGGTCTAGATGCAATGGCTCGAGACTTCGTGCAGCTTCGAAAGGATGAGAAACTCCTACAGGCAGCAGCCAAGGAGTGGGGCGTAGATCCAAAAGCAGAGATGTACAAGCTACCACCTAAATATGTGGGGGCCTATGCAGAGCAAGACGCAGTTGCTACGCTTAAACTATGGGATGCGCTGAAGGTACAACTCGAGGAGCAAGAACTCTGGCACATCTGGAATGTAGAGACAGATCTTATACGCTGCATGTTAGACATGAGAACCAACGGTGTGCGTGTGGATCTCGACAAGGCAGACAAGAACAAGAAGCTGATCCGGGCCAAGACCAAGGAGCTACGTTCGTTTATCGAAAAGGAAGCAGGGATGAAGGTAGACATCTGGGCCTCTGCTTCTATCCAAAAGATGTTTGATAAGATGGATATGGAATACCTGACCACAGAGAAGGGTGCACCATCGTTTACTAAATCGTTTTTGATCGATCATCCATCAAAGGTTTGTCAAGCTCTGGTTAAACTACGTGAGTTCGATAAGGCAGACTCTACGTTTATCGATAGCATACTGCGCCACGAGCACAACGGACGGATACATACAGAGTTACACTCCACACGAAGAGACGAGGGAGGCACTGTGACTGGTAGGTTTTCATCTTCCAACCCAAACTTACAGCAAATTCCTGCGCGAGATCCCGACATCAAGAAAATGATTCGTGGTTTGTTTATACCGGAGGACGGTTGCCAGTGGGGATCATTCGATTACTCGAGCCAAGAGCCGAGGTTACTGGTGCACTTTGCAGCGTCCGTACCTACACACCTACGCCATGCTGTGGTTGATAACATCGTGGATGAGTTCAATACAGGGGACGTGGATCTCCATCAGATGGTGGCAGATCTAGCAGGGATTACGAGAAAGCAAGCCAAGACCGTGAACCTTGGGATTATGTACGGCATGGGCGTAGCAAAGTTAGCAGATCAGCTTGGCATACCTGCGGATGACGCGAAGAGTTTAATCAAACAACACAGGGACAAGGTGCCGTTTGTTAAAGGACTGGCTGACTTAGCTACTAAACAGGCATCAGACAACGGTCAGATACGCACTCTACTGGGCCGTAAGTGCAGGTTTCACCTTTATGAACCTGTCACCTTCGGAGTAGGCAAACCCCTACCTCACGGAGAAGCACAGAAGGAATACGGAAAACAGATTAGACGGGCCTTTACATACAAGGCACTGAACAGATTGATTCAAGGATCAGCAGCCGACCAAACAAAGAAGGCGATGCTTGATTGTTACAACGAGGGACTTATTCCTATGCTCACGGTTCATGATGAGTTATGCTTTAACATAGAGAACCAAGATCAGGTAGGAAAGATTAAAGAGATTATGGAAACAGGAGTACCACTCAAGGTCCCTTCCAGAATTGACGTAGATATTAAACCAGATTGGGGAGAAGTAGAATGATTGAACCAGATATGAAAACACTTGGACTGAGAGACATGCATCCAATGCAGGTCGAATCACTCATGGACTTTGTGGGTTGGGCCATTGACCTAGCTGCACTGGTCGGTGATGAAGATCTCCTAAAGGAAACAGAGGGATCGGCTGACGAACTGGTTAGAATGTTCGGAGGCAAGGGCGTTAGGATTGAGATCGAAAGTTAGTCTCTAGAACTTTGAAAGATTTGTAAGTCTCTCAATGCAGATATCGGATTGCTTGCTGTGCCCAGTATAGTTCTTTCTTTCTGTTGAACCTGCTTTGGAGTGACTGGTGCGGCAGCTTCAGGTTTAAGTGGGGTAGCCACTTGTTGTGAGTAGGTTTCAAAAAGTTGATCAAAAGGAATATCTTCACCTGGAGTAAGTCTTTTCTGTCCTTCAATATTTGTTTCTGCATAGATCTGTTCTGCTAATTCTCTAGTGATTGGAATTGGTCTAAATTGATTACTTAGGATCATACGAATTTCCTCAGTTCCTAAGTTGGATTTGTCGGAAAGTTGTTTAGCTATTTCACCTGTGCTTAAACCCAAAGTTTGGGCAGCTTGTATGTCTGCATACAAATCAGCTTGCGCTCTTTTTAAATCTGCATTCAACTCCGCATATCTTCTTGCAATATCGCTGGGTGTTACATCATTTCGTTTAGCATAAGACCTAAAAGCCCCCGAAAGATCTGATCTTGCAGCGGTATACTCACTTCCTTTGTAGTAAAACTTAGTGCCAAGATCCGGTCTCATTTCTCTAAAACCTGTAAGAGTACTTGCAAACTCACTTGCTGGAGTGAACTCTTCTCCATATCTTCCTGGATCACCTGTTATAGCTTTAGATACTCTACCAGCTTCAAGCTCTCCACGTCTCTCGCGTAGAAACAACTCTACTGCACCAGGTGTAAAACCTCCAAGCACATGCGTTATGGATTTCTGTACACGATCCAATGGATCTTCTTTATCAATAAATATTTCTGCGCCAGTCTTTGTTACTCCGTTACGAACAGTTACGTCGGCTATTCTTTCAGCAAGCAAAGACTCAGAGGCAAAAGGTTCTGTAAATTTATTAAACGCTGCACCCATGGCACTGGCAATTTGTCTTAGCTCAGAGTCTGTTACTTCGCCCTTTTGTTGGTAGGCTTGAAGTGCGGCTCGTACGGGAGCAACCATAAAATCATAAGGCATCATGTACGATAGATCCACATATTCTATGTTAGGAATACCGTCCTTTGTTTTATCGTCTTTCATTATCGCTAAAGTATTGCCCGACATAAAGTAAGGAGCGAGACGTTCTAAGGCTGATAGTTTTTCTTCTGCGCTCGGGCCTCCCTTGTCACTCTCATCAAACCCTGTAAGTTCCATAGAAACTTTTTGAATTGCAAGAGGAGTGACGTAAGCCATTGCAGCATAGCTGCTTAATCTATTTGCACCAATACCACGGATCTCTCGCTCTAATCTTTTTACTCCTTCAGGTCCTAACTTCGTGTACAGCGCAGAGCTTGGGTCTACCCTGAAACTCATCTCACGTAGGCCCTGCCTTGTTATGTTCGTCGTTGTTCTGAGTATCTCCGCAGGAAAGGCCATAAAGTTTCCAACAAATGGAATACGCCTGATTTGTTTTATAACTTCAGGAACCCGACTGTACGTTGGCATGGTAGCCTTTACCAAATCCGTACTGAATGTATCTAAGAAAGACATACTACCTGTAGTATCTTGACGCCGAGTAGCTAGTCCCGTTCTTACAAATTCATCAGCAATGTCATTTAATGTAGCGTCAGTTTCTCCTATGCCACGTCTAATTGCATTAGTGTACTTAGCTTTTTCTGCGCTGTATCCTACAGTTTTCCAGAAGTTATCTGTGCCAGAGTATGCGTTCTGAGCACCTTTGTGTAAAGATTGAGCAAAGGGAATACTATTTAAAAGTTTGGTGGAAATATCAGAGGCTTTTCCTGCAACTCTCAAGTCTGCACCTTCTTTTAATAGTTCTCTATATTCATTAACCACGTAATTTTGATCGACGATTCCCGCTCGTTGGAGCATGTTAAACTTTTCAGCAAACTCTTTGTCATTCATGTCCGCGATTCTACCTACAGTCAGTCGAGAACTTTCCATAAGGTTCATATCTCTGCGGATGTTACCATTAGCCCCAACCATAAAGATACCAGAATGAAAGTTTCTTATTTGAGACAAAGGATTGTAAACAGTTTTTGCAACTTGAGATAAACCTTTTGCTTGTAGAGAAAGAGCTAGTGCTTCTTCCAATGGACCTTGTGCTCTTGCTGAAATAGTCAAAGCATCGGCTACCTCTATAGGAACAAACGAACCTGTTAGTGCCCCATACTTACCCCCAAATCCTCTCTCTGCCAAAGTCGCTTCTTTTATTTCTTTGTCAGTTAGGATGTCCCCAAGTTGTTTGTAATCGGTTCTAGATTGCATTTGTTTTATTTCAGCAGTGCTTAGACTACGACCATCAATGACTGGTCTTCCTCCGTTTAAAAGTGCTCGGGCTGCATCATCACCATTTAAGCTTGCTTGATAAACATTTCTATAAAACTGGTTAGCGGCTACTGTCTCTGCCATATCCCCCACTGTTCGAAGGTATACTTCTTTTACGTCCTTTACTTCACCCATTAACGTACGAAGGCTAATTGATGCATCAATAGCACCAACTCTGGACTTCAGCATTCTGTCAGCAATGTTAAACATAGGCTTACCATCACCACCCCGAACAGCCTTGGCACCTTTCTCTAAACCTGCGGTAGTTTCACTCAAGGCTTTGGTAAGATTGGTTTCTCCACCTTCCGTTACATTTTTATACAACTGATCGTTAACAACTTTTTCTGCCTGTTCTCTTACATTCGCAGGAGTAACTCCAGGGAATTTAATTAAGTAGTCAGAAACTTCTCCCACAGCCCTTTCATATAATTTTTCGTCAGGCTTTCCTAAAAACTTTTCAGGCGTCAAATGTATTTCATACATACGACGGAGGTATGTTCCTTGGTTCTTTGCAAACTGAGATGTAAGAGATCTCCTTTGGTTTGATGATAAAACGTTATCGGGTATGTCTTCTATACTTTTCATAAAGACATCCGTAAGACCGTCCACTTGTTGCCTCATGGCATCAGCAGCTAGTCTCACATCTTTACCGTAGACTTGCTCAAAACTTTTTTCTACATCGCCTTCTTTAAAAACAGGATTCTTTTCAGTCAAATAGGTATATGTATCGTTGTAGGCTTTCTCTATTCCTTCACGCCCTTTGCCAAACAATTTTGATTTTTTTACGTGGTTCTTTACTGCTTTCTCGTATGCAATAAAACGTTTACCCGCTTCTCGCGTGGCTGAATCTATTACGCCTCGAACGTCTTGCGTTCCCTCGTATAACTCTCGTGGTAACAAACCTTGAGCCGTAAAATACTTTTGTAATGTTCCCCCAGTTAACCTACGACCTAGCTCATCAAACCCATTACTCATCAGACGAGCGACACTTGCTGCTCCTGGAACCTTGGCTGGTAGTCTTGATGCTGCTCCTATAACAGGAAAGGCAACCTCTGCGGCACCAGCTAACATAGTTCCTTCGACACCAAAACGAAATTTATTTCTAAACCTACGGAAGGCTTCGTCTGATCCCATCAATCCTACGTCTTTTTCTGTCTCCAGAAAGTCTGGAAACACATCAAAAGAATCGGCTATCGTGTTAAATGTTGACGGGGAAACAAGAACATCAGCGGCACCAGTAGCAAGAGCCGTGGTCCCAGCAAGTCTAACTCTGTCGCCAAGAAACACTTGACCAGCTTTTGATGCGCCAAAACGTTCTGCACTTTGCGCGAACTTACTGGCACCAGGTACAACCTTTGAACCTCTAGCCACTGCATTTGCACGACCAAGCCATCCCACTATGGGTATGGCTGCTGATCCATACGTCACAACACCTTCGGCAACTTTACCTGCGGCTCCGGTTGGTGTGAAGTTTAGATAGTCTTTTGTTTCTTCGAAGAAGTCTGTGACGGATCTACTGGTGTCAGTATCTAAGGCAGCGTCAACACCCAAAGCACCTAGTTCCACGACCCCCTGTGCAATGTTGACGGCCCCTGCACCTAATCCTTGTCCAATGTCCTGAAAGGTGCCCTTGTCTTCTTCTTCTTCTGGCTCCGCCATAAGAGCTTCCTTTATCTATTTAGTCAAGATTTTCTGTTGTTCGATAATTACTTGATCTTTGTATGCAGGGGTAAGCTTCAAGTTTTCAAGTGCCTTTGAATATATTTGATCTTCTGGTATATCCGTTTTTGGGTCTGGGTTTTGTTTATTTGCAGATCTAATATTGTCCATTTCTCTTAGTAAAGCTGTTGAAAAATTGACGGGTTTAGTTTGATCCGATCCTGATGCACGTATCCCAGCTAACTTAACATCTCTTCCAAACTTGGTCTCTGCTCTTTGTTCCGCAAGGACATTATCAAGTGCAGCCATTGTAAACTTATCTTCTCTGGCTTTACGATTTGCTCTGCTCTTCAGCATTTGGGAAGAACCTGCCAGTAACCCATCAGCAATATTTTTCAACGCTGACTCGCTTTCACCCGCAGCAATTCCAAAGCCAATCATTGCCATGTTCATCCAGAACTCTTCTTTCTTTTCTTCCTCGGTATCGCCAGCGAGTTCGCTAAGTAGATTCTTGAAAGAAGTCACTCTTTCTTTTGTAGACATGTTACTGGTATCTATACCTGCGGTATCTAGGAAAGCCTTTGAAGCTGCTTCATTAGTGTCGCCGCCCTTTTCAGTAGCGTTGTTAACAGCGTTCTTTGTTTTATTGACGATCTCAGCGTTACTCGCACCACCTGCACCTGCACTAGTGTCTGCACCTGCACCTGCGTCGCCTCCCCCTGCACCTGCACCAGTGTCTGTTTTGGCTTTTGTTGTATCTGTTTCTGTATCTGTTTCTGTTTCTTCTTTAACCACGTCTGCAATAGCAACACTGCTAGGTTGATTAAGGATCACGTTTCTAGCTTCTTGCATCGTTTGAAACTCAGGATCTCTTAAATCAGCCAACTCTTTTTCTCTAGCCGCTTCTTTTAAAATTTGTTCTTGATCTCGTTTTTGTATTTGTTCCTTTCTGAAAGCATCACTTTCATCCATTGATTCTAGTCTATCAATAGCGGTTTCAGGCTCAAGACGAGACGTAACATTTTCCGTAAACGTTCTGGCAATATTTGACCCCAACTCTCCCGCTGTATCTTGAATTATTGTCGGACCCGCCTTCACTGTTTCTGCTATATCTGTGCCCAACTCTTTTATGTTTAATTGGCCTAATAAATAGTTCTTTCTTTTTGTGAGTACATCTATAACTCTAGGATCCGTTGCGGTTCTCAGACGTTGATTTATCGATCTAATCTCTTCTTTCTTTTCTTCCTCTGTTCCAAAAACGGCTTCAGTAACAGCTCTGTCAGCTTCTAAAAGAGGACTAGCAATTCTTTTAACTCCTCCTACCGTGAGATCTTTTCCTAAATTAAGAACGTCCATGAATGTGCCTTCACGGTCTGGCACAATTCCCCTAGGTGAGTCAGCGGTACGATCAAAGCTTGCCTCTTGAGATTCTGCTGATAGTGCATCTTGCACTGCTTGCTGACCAAGGTTCAAGGTCCTTGGATCTTGATCTCGTATATCTCTAGGTCTAGGGACAATAGCATTGGTGACAGGATCGGTTAAGCTACTCTTATCAAGGTTATTAAATCTGTCCGCTTGATTCTCAGTATAGCTTGGGTTTACAGATACGAAGTCAAGTTGACCCGGCATCTCTCCTCTTGATGTTAAGTTTGCAATAACAGCGTCGTCTTGCGCTTTTATAGAAGCAGAGTCCTGCGCTTCTAAAACTCTTTGTGCGTTTCTAATAATTACTTCTGGAGCTAAACTATTTATATATTCTTGTACTGACATACCTCTTCGTTGAGCCATTACTCTAGTAGCGTTGTCCGTACTCAACAGGCCTTTCGCGACAGATAAAGGGTCCATTGAATTGTCAAAAGTTGTGTTAATATTAGTTTGTCCTCCCGGCGCAAACCTTTGAGCCATACCCAACAACTCTGGAGATGATGCAACTATACCGCCCATGCTTGCCAGTTTCCGACGAGCATTTCGATTAGCAAACAATTTGCGGTTCATTACATTCATGTTTAGCTCCCTTATTTAAAGGCTTGACCGAGACTGTATAGCCCCATACCAAGGCCACCAATCTGTGACAACATACTAGGATCTGGAGACTGCTGTGATGTAAACGTAGTCTGAGATGTCGGCATACCTTGGAATATATCTGAGTAGAATCCGAGTTGCTGGTATGGTTGCATAACATTCTGATACTGTGTTTTTCTTGCCGCGTCGAGTTCTCTCTGACGTTGTGCTTGTTCCTGACCACCAAGAGAAGATAGCATGTTGATGTCGTTGATATTCATGCCTTGGAACGCTTCGCCAAGTTTAGCCTGTTGCATACCCAAGCTACCCAGTCCTTGTGAAGCTGCCTGGCCCCGTGCAAGTTGTTGATTGGCAAGTGCACTTGCTCTTTGAAATTGATCTGCACCACCCATTTGTGCCCTTTGTAATTGATCTGATCCTGCAAGTTGTGCCCTTTGTAACTGTTGTTGCTGTGCCTGTTGAAAACCTTGCTGTCTTAAACCAGCCGCTGTTCGAGCTTGTTGATCTAAAATGTTACGTCCAATTTCTGCACTTACGATACCCTCACGAGAACCACCAAAAGCCCCTGCACCTACAGCACGAGCCGCCGCTTGATTTTGTTGTTGCTGTCCAGCACGAGCGATGTCCGCCATAGATTGATCAACGACGGCCTGTTCATATGGATTCATATATTGTTGAAAAGCCGCTGGATCTTGTATTTGCCGACGATACGTGTCTTCTGCAAACTGTTGGCGATATGTATCATCACCAATGTCTTGATACATAGCAGGATCTAACAAACCCTCTGTAGCCGCAATACCCGCAGCGGTAGCCTTTTCTCCTGCCTGTAACATAGGCATGTATGAGCCAACACCTTGTGTTGCTAAACTAGTAGCCTCCTCTTGTATAGGTGTACGACCCGCCGTCTGATATTCTGGAAGCGTATAAGCTTGTTTACCCAGAGCCTGTGCCCGTTGCAGAATCTCTTGTAGATATTGTTTCTGATATTCGGGTAAGTCCGCTATCTGTGTGGTTGTTGTTTCTGCCATAGTCTTACCCTTCTATGCTGACTGCACTTCAGCGTACATTCTTGCCGCTTCTGCACCACGAGTTCCGTTAGGTGCATTACCCAATCGTTTACCCGCTCTTTCTATGTTACCATCTGGATCTAAATTTTCTAAGTCTTTTCCTGAAAAAATTACTTCGCCGTTAGATACTAATATTTCTTCTACCTTATTACCGTTCTGCATAATACCACCAGGTATTGAATCGCTAGTCACGTTTCCTGGACCTTGGATCAAGCCCCCAATACCGCTTTCCATCATGCCGCCCATCGCTGCTGTTTGAATACCGGGGTATAATTTATTTACAGTGACAGGTTGTCCACCATGTTTTTCCATAAAAGCTTGATCATACGCATCTCGTTCTGCGGCTGTATCAAAATGAGGAGATACTCCTGTTTCAGGATCTGTAAACCGAGACTTAAATAAATTTTTTAATGGATCTTTAGTTTCAGGAGCCGCATTAAACCTTGCAAGTTTTTCTTCTGTGCTTTCACCACCAGTACCTTTTGGTTTAAGCATCTTACTAGCCACAACGCTACCAAGTATACCAGGTAAAAGCCCACCAATACCTGCACCAAACAATTTAGGTAAGATTGCCTTACCTAATATACTACCTATTATGCCTCCAAGAAAATAACCTTGCTTGTTTTCAGCCATTAACCCGATCCTCCAGAAATCTTTTCAGGCATTGTTACTACAATAGTTGTACTTCTCTTTTCGCTTCCTGTCCATGACTCACCGCAATCAGGGCAGTTACCGTCTGGATGAGAAGCAATCTCCTCTGGTGTGTCCACTTCGTTCCCGCAGTTTACACATTCTACTATATCAGAACTTGTAGAAGGTCGCCACTGACTACCGTCTGGCATAATAAGTATGTTTGTCATGATATCACCACTGTTACTGTTCCTATTGCTGACGTGCCTACGTTTGTTGTGACAACCGTTGCACTTGCCTTTTTAATTTTTACAAAGCCATTGTCTTCGAAAAGATCTCCCTCTTCTAAAACACTGGCTACACTCACGTTCGGCATGTTCGGTATATTTAAAAGAGGGTTTCTAACCTCATCTATAAAATTGTCCAAGGACCGAGCTAATTGATTAACATACCCAGAGTCATATTGTGGAGGAGCAATAGGAATAATGGATCGTACAATCTTCCTACTCATCGTCGTCCATCCGGTCTTGCATCTAGTCTAGGTGCACCCAGTCTCCATTTGACTCCAGTCGTATCGCTCTCAACTTTTAAGTTGACCTGTCGTCCTCGTAGTCTCATATAGACTTGGTCCGTGTAGTTATCTGTTCCAGAAATCACAGAGGATCGTACGACATCCCCGTTTACAGAGCCTTGACCTGCTGCGCTACCACTGAAGTTTCTTGCACCCATGGTAAACGTAACCTCTGGTGCCGCCGCTGTTGACGTAGCAAAGTTTAAATCAGGAAGAACTCTGTTGATTAACATAAACTGCTGTCCGTCACCGATGTCAAAATCAGAGGACTGAATAAAAGCGTTGACAGCTACGGGAGGGTTCTGGCTTCCGTCATCCAAACCAAACTCATGGTTGTATAAATACCCATCTACACTTGGACTCTGTGGATACAATCGGTTTCCTGATGCTCTGTCATTCCAAGCTGTTCTATCAAGAGTTCCGTAGTACCAAGTCTTTTCGAGGTAGTTGTAAATCACATATCTATCTATCTCGTCGCTACTAGCCGAGCAATAATACCACCATACTTCAGAGTTGCTCGATAGACTGCCAGCAAAGAACTTAAACGATTGATTTCGGTTGATGTCATCAAACACGTACTGTCTCACACTGCAAGGTATGGGGTTGATACGACCGTCGTAGACATAAAAGTTTTCTTGTCCCATCCAAAACACCATATCGTTTATGCTGATGGCTGTATTGGGACCTGCAATACGGACGTTTGTACCAAGGATTGCTGTACCAAAAGTAAAGGGTGCCCCAATAAACTGTACGCTGTGCAAACTGTTTTCTGTAAACACAAGAATCTGACGTGTTGTTCTGATAGCGGTAACGATCTCGGAACCTTGTGATAACCGTATGTCGCCAGCAGTGTTTGTAGCTGTAGGAGTCCAGTCTGTTACACTTTCCTGACTCGACCAGCGAATTAACAACGGGTCAAACGTAGCACTGCCTACAGGATTAGAGCCAAAACATAACACATGCCTGTCTGTATCAGAAACTATAACCCTTCGTACGGTTGTTGGAACATTAGAGGCACCAGCAAGACTGGCAAGTTCAACCATTCTATTTGCTTTTCCATTGGTAGCATCCCAATAATAAAGACTTCCGTCTACTATATTAGCCACAAGATCCTCTCCCCAAGAATCAGAAAACCAAAGACGTAGGTTTTGCCCTGCCAAAGAACCT